CCTCGGACACAAATACTGGACAGTTACGAATGACATCCACTGGATACCAAACGAACCGAACCGAGTAGCGCACGCCATGCCGAAACCGAGCCGCAAGACACCGCAACGCGTCGCCCAAATGCTCGAGATGCACGGCAAGGGGGCTTCCGCTCGGGAGATGGCCGATGCGCTCGGGCTGAATCACGGGACGATCCTCGCCTGGCTTGAGGACGCCGGGCTGAAACCGAACGGTGGGCAGGGGTCACGCAAGAATCGCGAGCGCACATCACCCACGGGTGCAGCGGCCGCGTTGCTGGAAGCGCAGAAAAGGATCGCCGAGTTCACGAGCGGCCCGCCGCCGACCGACTTCGAAGGTGTGCTCGGCCGGTATCGGAAGCAGTTCGCGATCGCGTCGGGTCTCGTCGAGTTCTGCTTCGCCGAGAGCATGGCGGGGCGGTCGACGATGGTCGAGCTCGACAAGGCGACGAAGGTTCAGGAGTACTACGCGATCAAAATCAAAGAGCTGACCCCGTCGGCGCCGAAGAACCCCGCCGAGGACCCATCCAATCTCGAAGCAGCCGCGGAAGTGCGGCGCCGACTGAGCATGCTCGTCGAGGCGGCGGAGCGTGTTTTTAAATGCAAGGCGTGCGGTGGTGATCCGTACGGAAAGGATGGCGGGCGATGATCGACACGTATAAAGGCGAGAGCGCTTCAAAAAAGTTGGTGCGACTCGACTTCTGGAGGTCGGCGCTCTTCGAGGTCGACCCACGGCCGCGAGGAAGCATCGTGGTTCTCGCGTCTCGAGAAGGCGGCGACGTATCAACCTTGACCGGAATGGGAATTCCGCCGCAAGCAATCGTTGCTGTTGACCGGTGCGCGGACGCGGCCGCCGAGTGCGAACGGCGCTGGCCAGATGCGCGCGTAGTTCATGGCGACATCGTCGACAGCGTGACGTGCGACACCGACGTCGTCTTTCTCGACTTTTGCGCGCCGCTCGGTCGCGAGACGTTGGACACGAGTCTGAAATGTCTTGCTCGCCTCCGCGTGGGCGCGTTGTTCGGCATCGCGTTCCTGAAGGGGCGAGAGAACGACGGAGCGCTGGGTCTCAAAGAGTACGATGCAGCGAAATGCAACCGCTCGGAACGGCGTCGTTTGCGCGCCATTGTTCGCACGAGCAAAGGGTTCGAACGCGCGTTCGCCAAGGCGTTGATAGGGGAAGAGGCTTACAGCGCGCGCGACTTCATCGGCAACGTCTTCGATTCGGAGGATCAGATCTCCTTCGCTCGATTCGCGCCGCTACAGCTCGCATTCCCCAACCTGAAGGCCCTTGGATGGTGGATGTACCAAAGTGCAACGGCGAGCTCGCGAGGTGTGCCGATGACTATCGGTCTCTTTCGAAAGGAAAGACCCCGCGTGCGAAACGAAGTGCGTGGGCGGCGTGGCCACCCAGAAGACTTCGCGCCACTTCGTCACGGTGGGGACTATGGGGCCCTCGGCGACGAGGCTGTCAAAAACAAGGCGCTCGAGATCTTTGAGTTCGCCGACGCACACTCGCGCGACGCGGTGACTCTCGCGTCGCTGCTGTTATCCATCCCACGGTCGACGGCGAGCGCTTGGCGAGCGCACCATACGCGCGGCACGTACGCAAACGTCGGGTGATATTCACCGATGGAGCACGACGTAGAATTTGAACGACGATATCAAGCCGCGATGGCTCAGGCGCGGCAGTTATCCAAGAGGCTTGAAGGACCGAGCCTCGCCGAGCGGATCGCCCGTCTCCCATTCGAGGCAAGAGGCGAGATCCTTTCCCACTTCGGCGGAATCGACCTTGCCCGCTTCCGACACGATTGGGGCGTATGGGCCCGCCCGAAACAGGATCCAGATCTCTCGAGCATCGTGCACCGGATCTGGTTTCTCCTCGGCGGTCGTGGCAGCGGCAAAACGATAGCCGCCGCCCACCGACTTGGACGTCGAGTGCAGGCCGGTGCGCGGAGCATTGCAATCGTCGGTCCGACGTTGCGAGACATCGAGCGATATCAGATCAAGGGCGAGGGCGGCTCCGATGGTGTGCTCACCGTCTTTCCGCCGAACAAGCAACCGGAATACAAGCCGCACAAAGCGCTCGTCTTCTTTCACCGTCCGGCGTGCACCGGTTGTCCGAGCGCCGAGGACTGCGGAGGCGCGATCGCGTACATCAATTCAGCGGAGGATCCAGAATTCAGGGGCCCGAACCTGGACACCGTTTGGTGCGACGAGCCGGCGAAGTGGCGCTACCTATCTACGATTTGGCACAACATTGAGCTCGCGACTCGACTCCGGGGGCCCTTACCGCTCGAGATCATTTTGACCGGTACGCCGCTCCCCTTGCAGCTCTTTCGCGAGATCATCGTCGACGAAGAGACCATCACCATCCTGATGTCCCAAGCAGAGAACGAGTCGAACCTCGACCCGCATTACCTCGCCAGGATGGAGCGCAAATATGGCGGCACGCGGCTCGGCCGTCAGGAGCTCGAGGGCGAGATCCTTACCGACAACCCTGACGCGCTTTTCCAGGCGTCGATCCTCGACGCCACGCGAGTCGAGTCCGCGCCGGCGCTCGAGGATGTCGCCGTCTCAGTCGATCCCGCGATTGCTCAAGGGCCCGACAACGACGAGACCGGGATCATCGCCGGCGGTCGCGACGCCGCCGGGCACATCTACATTCTCGCCGACGTTAGCTCCCGAGCGCGACCGGAGAAGTGGGGCGACGACGTGATCAAGGCGTGCACGCAACACGAGTGCGATACGGTGATCGGCGAACGGAATCGCGGCGGCGACCTAGTGGCCGCGAACGTTCGAAGCGCGAAGCAGCGCGCGCATGGCGTCATCGCCGGCCAAGCGATCAAGATCGTCGAAGTGCACGCCACGCGCGGAAAGCTGATCCGAGCTGAGCCGGTGGGCGCGCTGAGCGATCGCGGGATGATCCATATCGTGGGTCGCCTCCCGGAGCTCGAGCAGGAGCTCACTGAATGGAACCCGCGCATCGGTGGTCGCAGTCCGAGCCGGCTCGACGCGCTGGTGTGGCTGGTTTGGTACCTCGCGCGGCTCGGCGAGGAAGAAAAGCCCGACTATCGCGCCGGGTTCAAGGGACTGCGGCAAGCTTCGGCGGCGATGCGGGGGCCGGCACGCCCGTCGGCGGCGTCTGGCTTTGCGGCGGCGCTACCACGGTGGCCGGGGGGATCAAAACTTTGAGCTTCGGTGCTGCGACGTCGTAGTCCTTGGCGAGCGTGTCCACGTAGGTTTGATCGACATCGAAGATGCTCGTTCGCGTTGCCATTCCGATCGCCGTGTAGAAAGCCAGCGTTCGCTCCGCGAGCGACTTGCGGCGCGCGTCCTGATCGGCGTCGGGCAAGAGATATTCACGGTACGGGGCAAGGGTCGAGTCGCCGTAGTTGATCGCGGCCCATGGCTCGATCGTGCCGGTGAGCAGCCCGCGCGAGATGGCGCTGCACGTCCCCTCGACGAGGTCATCGCGCACGCCGAAGAGATACTTGACGCCGTCGCCGCCGGCGCTCGCCACGGTGACGTCGCGGCCGAGGTAGATCTTGTCGGCCGCCTTGTCGCCGCCGTCGATGATCTCCTTGAAGATCTGCCAGCCTTGCGAATTGTCGACGATGAGGTCGAGCACGGCGCCAAACGGTTTGAGGCCGACGGGCGACTCGACGCTCGCGAGATCGCGCATGAGCTGCACGAACGCCGCCGCTTCGGGGGTGAGCTGCCCTTCGGCGTCTTGAAGGGCAATGCCTTCAGGTAGCGTGCCGACGTATTTGCCATTGCCGCGGATGGTACCGGCGTGCGAGCGGTCGCGAAGACCGAGCGCGTGATCGGCCCAAAGCATCCCGGCTGAAAGGATCGCGCCGTGCTTCCACGGCTCGTGCTCGTGCATCTTGAAGACGATCCATCGGCCGTCGCCATGGCAGATCGTCTGCTCGTCGGCTCCTTCGACGCGCGTTCGGAAGGCGCTCCGCGTTGCGTCCCAGCGCACGAACTCGATCGGCCAGGTCTTCACCTCGAAGTCCACGCGGGATCCATCCTCGCGGGGGGTGACGACGTTGACGCCGAACGCGACGCCATGGTTTGCCAGCGTCCCGTCGATGTCGGTGAGCGTATCGGGGTGAATGCCGACGCCTTGCTTACCGAATAGCGCTTCGCCCTCGAACAAAACGCGCTTCGCTCGAGCGCTGTCGTTCGGCGGTTTCAGCGCGATCGGAAGGCCTCGTTGCGGCGCAAGCCGGTTGAGGAATGCGGAGAAGATCGCGTAGTCGGTCCGCGTCGCCTCGGCGAGCCGTGCGGGTAGCTCGAAGCGGCCGCGCATTTGTTCCTCGCGCGCTCTGCGGATCGAATCGAGGTCCCACGCATACAATCCAGTGGATAGTTTCGGCGGGCGAGTTTCCGCCGCGAGGCGGATGAGGTCGAAGTCGCTCGATACCCTGATTTTCTTCGCTCGCTTTGACGGTGCGCCCATGTCGCCTCCGATGCCTCAGGTTTCTTAGTGTCCAATGGATATCAAAAACAAATTTGCTTTGTGAATATCGACGGGTCCATGTGTTGATAACAGCGAATGAGGATCCGTGCACGCAAAGGAGGTCGACTTGCTGGTTTGATGCTGGCACTCAGCGTCCTTCCGTCGGGTGACGAGCCGCCGAAAGAGTTTCGGATCTTCGCCGCGGGTCTCAACACGACGACGAAGGGCAATGGCCTTTTCGACGAGCAAGCCGCGCGCGAAGTGATCGCGAGCTTCGAGCGGCACGGGGTCGACATGATGATCGACCTCGAGCATTTGTCGCTCGACGACGAGGGGCCGAATTTCGACCCCGACGCGCGCGGTTGGTGCCGGCTCGAAGTTCGAAACGGCGAGCTTTGGGCTACCAATGTCACTTGGACGCCCGACGGCGAGGCGCGTCTTCGCGACAAGAAGCAGCGCTACATCTCGCCGGTGTTCGCATTCGACAAGGCGTCGCGGCGGATCACCGACGTGCTCAACATCGCGATCACCGCGTTGCCGGCCACCGACCATTTGCAGCCGCTCGTTGCGGCGTCTCTCAACGGCGAAGGGGAATCCATGACACCGGAACAACTCGCAGCGATCGCGGAAGCTCTCGGCCTCGGTGCGGATGCGAACGTCGAAGACGTGCTCGCGACGATCGGCGCGATGATGAAGAAAGTTACCGACGCCGCGAACGGGACGAGCGAAGAGCCGAAACCTGAAGAGATTGCGAAGGAACCCCCGCTCGAGGGGCAGCCCGTGCCGATGGCGGCGGCGATCCGCCTTTGCGCAGCGTCGCGTGTGCTCGTTCGCCTCACCGGCCGGAAAGAAATCGGCGAGGCGATGTCGGAAGTCGAGACGTGGCGCAAGTCGCACCTCGAGCTCGAGGAAGGCCGCACGAAGCTCGCGACGGAACGCACCACGCTCGAGAGTTCCGAGCGTCGCCGCCTCGTCGGCGAGCTCGTCAAGCTCAAGGCCGAGACGCCGGCGACGGCGTGGGCCAAAGACAAAGACGGCATCCCCGACGGCAAAACGCCGATCGCTCGGTTGGCCAGCGAGCCGATCGCCGAGCTCCGCGCCCGCGTAGACGCGCTGAGCCCGCCGAAGGGCGCGCGCCGCGAAGAGCAGATCCGCCCCCCGGCGAAGACCGACGACAAGCACGGGCTTTCCGAGCACGAGCTTGCCATTTGCGCCGAACGCAAGATCGACCCCGCGAAGTACGCGGCAACCCGCGCCGGCATCCGAGCGCGAAGCAACACCGTGCAGGGAGCCTGACATGACCGCACTCGCCATTGAACGCAACACGAACTTCGCCGGGGTGAGCCCGGCGCGCGGCACCTATCCCATCAAAGCGAACGTCCGCATCTTCAAGGGGGGGATCCTCGGTCTCGATACCGCCGGCCGCGCGATGCCGGGCGACACGATCGCCAATGGCTGCGTCAAGATCGTCGGCAAGTCGTCGGCGACCTACGACAACCGCACCGGCTCCGTGCTCGGCGGCGCGGCGGCGGCCGTCGACGTTGAGGTCGAGTACGGCGTCTTTCAATACCTCTCGGCGGCCGGCGGCGGTGATGACATCGCGGCCGACGACGTGGGGAAAGTCTGCTTCGTCGTCGACGATCAGACGGTGGCGCTCACCAATGGCACCGACACCCGAGCGATCGCCGGCCTGATCACCGAGGTCCGCGACGGGCGTCCGTACATTTGGATGGGGCCGCACGTCGCCGCGTTGCTCATCATCGCCGCGAGCGAGGCGAGTCAGGTCGACACCGCGCAAGTCGACATCGACGCTTTGCAGGCCGACGCCGCGACGGCCAACGCTTACGTGCACGTCCCGCTCACGTCGTTCCTCGACGCCGACGGTGATCCGCTCGCGAAGTTCGTGAGCGCTGGCACGCCGACGTTCGGCTTCAACCTCGCCGACTCCGAAGCACTGAACCTCCGATGGAACAACGACGCGACCCCGGGCACCGCCCTATGCCAGCTTTCGCTTCCTCCGGACCTCGACGACAGCGCGGCCGCACAGCTCGAGTTTCTGTGCTCGAAGAGCGGCGCCACCGTCGGCGATGCAACGACCCTAACCTGTACGGCATTCATCCTCGCGGCGGCCGATCTGCACGACGCGGACGCGAACGCCGGCGGCGTTACCGACGCGCTCGTCGGAAACGCCACGGCGAAGACGACGAAGAAGCTCACCCTGACGATCGCCGCCGGCGACATCCCGGCCGACGCTCACTCGATGACCTTCACCGTCACGCCGACCGCCGGAACGCTCGGCACCGATGACCTGATGGTCCATTCCGTGCGGCTTCGGTACACCCGCAAAATCCAGACGTCCTGATCACTGACGAGAGAACAAGGAGAATCGAAAAATGGGCTCTGAACTCCACCTCGTATCTCAGGACGCGCAACGCGCGCTCGAAGAGTTCGCGCAAGAATTTGCCATGGCGCTCACCCAAGAGCCCGTCGAGGAGTGGGCAAAGACGCTCGGTTTTCACAAGACGTCGCGCTCGCTCAAAACGACGTGGCCGATCCCGGTGGACGCGGCCGGCTACAAGGCGTTTCTCGGCGATATCAAATACAGGTCGCTCTTCGAAAAGAGCCTCACTCTCGAACCGAAGACCTGGCAGGACGGTGTCGCCGAGCTCGCGAGCGTCGTCGAGGCTCCCGATTTCATCGGCTGGGGAACGGCACCGGCGGCGATGGCCACCGCGGCCAAGTCCCTTCTGAACGATGTCATCGCCGGCCAGCTCGAGGCTAACCCGACGAGCTGGACGGGCAAGGCCTTCTTTGCCGCCGACCATCCGATCAACGTCTTCGACTCCGGCGCAGGCACCTTCGACAATGACGTCACCGGCGCCGGCACGGACCCAACGGTCAATAACCTCGCGCTCGCCATGCAGAACTTCGATCAGATGACGGCGCCGAACGGCAAGAGCCTCGGCTTGCAGATGACGCACGTTCTCTTTCATTCGTCGAAGCGTCGACTGTGGAAGGAAATCCTCGAGCAGGACATCCTCATTCAAACGATCGGCTCTTCGTTCGGCCCGGTAAAAAACCTCTACATGGGGGCCGTCAAGCCGATCGCCTGCGACGAGTTCACGGCCGCGAACGCCGACCTCTGGTATCCGCTCGCGTTGAACAAGCCAGGGATGAAACCGTGGGTGACCCAGGACGATGGGTCGCCCGAAGAGATCCGACAAGACAAGACGGATGCTCTTTACAAGACGACACTCAAAATCGGCATCGCCTACATCCTTCGAGGCAACGGCGGCCTTGCGCTTCCGCAGTGTGTCCAGCGCTGGGCCGGCACCGCCCCCTAGTCGCTAGCCGCGTAACCGCTTCGAGCCCCGCACCCCGCTTTGGGGCCGGGGCTTTGGGCGTAGAAGGGCCATGCCTAACCTCTACGCCACGCGCGCGGATCTCTATGATCACGGACTGCCCCGCGGGCTGCTCACCAACCCGGGCAGACGTTGCGCGGCCGCGAGCGCTTCGACGGACACGTTCGAGCTCGACGGGCATGGCTTCGATACCGATGTCGAGCTCGTGCTTCGCGCGGAAGGTTCGGGCTCGCTGCCCGCCCCCCTCGTCGCCGGTACGACCTACTACGCGATCCGCGTCACTGATTCGACCTTCAAGGTGGCCGCGACCGCGGGCGGCGGCGCGATCGATCTCACCGCGAGCGGCGTTGCCGTGATGGTCGCGACGCCACTGCCCTTCGACAAGGTGATCGAGCGCTATTCGCGCTTCGTGGACAGTTGCTTGACGGCGCACATCGTTCCCCTCGGCGTCGCCAAGCCGGTGCCGATCGAGGTCGTTGCGATCGTCGCGGAGCTGTCGGCAAAAAAGCTTTTGCTCATCCGCGGGCAGTCGAGCGAGAGCATGAAAGAAATGGAGCTCGGCGCCAAAGCGCAGGTCGAGCGCTGGGAAAAGGGCGAGGTTCTTCGCGACGGCAACGCGACAACGAGCGCGAATCTCGCCCATTCGGAAAGCGTCGTTGCAAATCCCCGCGGTTGGGGCGTGGGAGGAACGCTGCCATGAGCGCCGGCCTCAAGGGCGATATCGGCAAGCTCCGCGCGCTCGAGCGCTCGATCCGCGATCTGCCTCGCGTCGTCGGTGCGAAGGTGGCGACGGCGTCCGCGTCGACGATCACTGACCTCGCGCGCGCGACGTTCAACGCGAGCGAGAACGCCTACGGCGACGCGTGGGCGCCGGGCGCGGACGGTCAAAAGGTCGATCTGCGAAAGTCGGGCGCACTCGCCGGCGGCGTTTCGTACGTCGCCTCGGGCACCCGGCTACGCGCGCGGCTCGGCCCCTCCTACGCGAAATACCAGATCGGCAAGCGCCCCATCTTCCCGCGCGGAAAGCTCCCCATCTCCTACGTCGAGGCGATCCGCGCGACGACGAATCAGGTCATCCGCGCCGAGCTCAAGGGAGCCGCGTAAAATGCTGTACCAAATCGCGCTAGAGCTCGACGCTGCGTTGAAAGCGCAGAAGGTCCCGTATCCCGTCGTCTTCGGACCGGAACGCGCCGAGGATCTCTACGCCGCGCAAGATCGCATCGTCGTCGAGCACCGCGGCCCGGGTGCCGATTCGTTCGAGGTGACGAGAGGGACGCACCCCAACCCGCGATCGACCTACCGCCGACAACAGGGGGCGGTCATTCGCATCTACGCGCGGAGCGGCAACGCCAACGCGACATGGCATGAGCATGCCGAGCTCGCCGAGCAGGTTCTCGATCACGTCGTGGCCGAGCTCGACCTCATCGTGCGCGGCCGGCGAAACGTCCTGACGCTCGGCGCCGGCGGGTTCATCGAGCCCGACGACGCGAAGGGCTCGGAGACTCCCGGCGGCGCGGTGTACGAGCTCGCCCTCGAAATCGACCGGGGCATCGAGCGGCGCACGTGGGCGGGCGAGAAACGCCCGATCGCGCCCCCCGGCTTGACGATGAAGAGCACGACGAAAGTAAGCGACGAGCTCGGCCCCGCGGGCACCCCGCCCGTCGACGCCGAAACAGCGTGTTGAGGAGACGACCATGCCGGATCTTCCGAGAGCCAGAGTTCAACTTGACCAGCAAGCCGGCGCGGGCGCGAGCGGGACCGAGATCCTCACCGTGATCGCGTGCGTCGCGCTGAACGCCGATGCCATGCCGCGCGTTTTCTCGTCGACCGCCGCCCTGCTCGAGCAGCACGACTATGCACCGGCCGTCGACTATTGCGCCGAGCACTTCGAGGAGACGCAAAAGCCCGTCATCTTCGTCGGCATTCCCATCGCGACCGTCGGCACCATCGGCCGCGTCGACGCGACGGGCAACACGGGGACATCCGTTGTGAGCGTCGCCGCCGGCGCGAATGGCGTGCTCGAAGATGTCGAAGGGATCGTCACCGTCTTGCGAGGCGGGACCATCGGCACCGATCAGATCCTTCTCGGGCTCTCGCTCGACGGTGGTTTCTCGGAACCGAAGACGGTTCGGCTCGGCACCGGGACGAGCTACGTGATCCCGTACGTCGGGCTGACGCTGAGCGCCGCCGCCGGCACGCTCGTGACGGGTGACACCGTCTTGACGTTCAAGACGACGGCGCCGCTTTGGGACTCCGACGGGGTCGCGGCCGCGCGCACCGCGCTCGCTGCACAGCAGAAGCAATCGCGCAACTGGCACGTCATTGGCGATATCCCCACGGCGGTGCTTGCGAGCTCGGTTGTGACGCAGATCAACGCGTACGCCACCGCGAGCGACCGATGCTCGCTCGCCCGCGTTTCGGCGCGCGATCGCAAGGTGCAAGCCGCAATGTCGCGCGTCTCGGTCCGCATGACCGGATCGCCGACGATCACCTTTGCCGAGGTCGGCGGCACGGGGGACACGATCACGCGCTCGGCCGGCTCGTTCGTTTCGGACGGCTTCGCCGTGAATATGGCGGTCACCGTCGCCGGCTCCGTGTCGAACAACTTCACCCACGCGAAGATCACCGCCGTGACCGCATTGGTGTTGACGCTCGACACGCAAGATCTTGCCGCCGAGGGTCCGGTATCGAACGTCGTGATCACGGGGTCGCACGCGCTCACGTTTGCCGAGGTCGGCGGAACGGGCGATACCATCACCCGCTCGGGCGGTTCGTGGCTCGCCGACGGCTTCGCGGCCGGTGACCTGATCACCGTCGCGAGCACCGTGTCGAACAACTTCGCAAGCGCGCTCGTGACGACTGTGACGGCAACGGTGCTCACGCTCGACACTCAGGACCTGGCCGCCGAGGTGATCGGGTCGCACGCCGTTACGATCACGGCCGGCGAGACGGATGCCGATTGGGTCGCGGCGATCGAAGAGGAGTTCGAGGACATCGACGGCGAGGCGCGGATCGACATCGGCGCGGGCCGCGCCTTCAAGGAATCCCCCATCACCCACTGGTTTCTACGCCGCACCGCCGCATGGGCAGCGTCGATCCGGGAGTATCAGCACGACGTCCAGATCGCGACGTGGCGCAAGGACGTCGGCGTGCTGTCGGGATGGTCGCTCGAGAAGGACGGCGAAAAAGTCGAGCACGACGAGCTCACCGACGGCGGCCTTTTGCTCGGGCGCTTCACCTGTTTCCGGACCTATTCGAACGGCCCGAGCGGAACCTTCCTTGCCATGTCGCTCACCCGAGCCGACGACGGCTCGCTTCTTTCACGCACGCACAACATGCACGTCGCGAACATCGCGTGCAACGTCGCGCAATCGGAAACCGAGAACGCGATCGGTATGGATCTCGAGCTCAAAGACGACGGGACGGCCACCGAGGAAAGCCTCACCGTCATCGAAGGGCGGGTCAATTCAGCGCTCAAGATCGCCCTTCTGCAAAACCGGGCCGAGGGCAAGCGCGCAAGCGACGTGAAATGGGTAGCGAGCCGCGACGACATTCTCAACGTCGTCGATGCGGAACTGACCGGAACCGTCGATCTCCGTCTCAAGGGGACCATCGAGAAGATCAACACGCGCGTTCGCGTGCAGACCGCCGGCTGACCGGCCGAGGTGAGGGGACCATGGCTGAGCAAGAGTACCCGACGATCAACGGCATCGAGCCCAGCTGGGCCGACGTGGCCTTCTCGATTCCGCTCTACAGCGGACCGACCGTCCAGACGAACGACATTGCCGCTTTCAAGTTGAGCGACAAGGTCACCGTCGGTGTCAAGAAAGGCACGAGCGGCGGGCGGATCATGGCGCGCACGGTGGGCGATCTCGAGAGCGACGCCTCGATCACCTTCTACCTCGGCGGCTGGCGAAAGTTCATGCGGGCGCTCGCCACGAAGAACAAGAAGATCTCGCTCGTCGGATTCGACGTCCTGACGCTCTTCTCCCCGCCGGGAGAAACCGATATCTACAAATTCAAGATCATCGGCGGGCGCGTCATCGGCCGGTCCCTCGACATGGCGGAGGGGTCGGACGCTCAGAAGATCGAGATCCCGCTCAGCATCGTGACGTTCGAAGAGGACGACGGGATCACGCTGCTCTAGCGGCGCCCCTCGGGAAAGGTTCGTATGGGAATCGAAGAGATCGAAGTACGGCGCGCAGCGCGAAAAGAGGGGATCGCGAAGGCGCGCGCCGAGCAGTACGAAAAGGACCTCTTGGAGGTCGACAAGCTCGAGGTCGAGTATGGCGACGACCGTGTCGGGGTGCTCGAGACGTCGTCCTTCGTCGCGGGATTGCCGACGGTGGTCGTCGTCAAGACGCCGGCCGAAGAGTACTTCAAGCGCTATCGGCAGAAGGTTCGCCGGGCCCGAAAGCAGAACGGGAATCTTGACACCGAGGCGATGGGGGCCGCGGCGGACGAGCTCGCCGAGTGCTGTGTCGTCTATCCCGACAAAGACACCTATGCCCGCATGAAAAAGGAATGGCCTTCCTTTCACGACAACGTGACGAAGGAGGCCGTTCGACTCGGAGAAGCCAAGGAAAAAGACTGAGCGAGCGCGTCGGTGCGGCGCAAAAAAGCGCCTACGTGCTCGCGGAATGTTTCATGGAACTTGTGCCGGAGGAGATGAGGACGGCCGACGCGTTTGCAGGAGCATTCGTTTTCGCGGAGTTCGTCAACCTCGTCCGCGGCGCTCTGACGAAGAAGTGAGACGCAATGGCCGACGACCGCACGAATTTTCTCATCGAGCTAGCTGCCAAGTTCAGCGGTGGCGAATCAGCCGTCGCGACTGTTGCCACGCTCGGTGACCGAATGCTCGCCGCCGGCGCGACCGCGAAGGACTTCGAGGAAGCGACGAAGGCGACGAGCTCGGCGCTCGAGGATGCGGCCGCGGCCGCCATGTCCGCGGCCGACGCGGTATCTGCGGGCGAGAAAACCTACGCCGCCGCCGAGACCGCGGCCGATCGAGCGGCGAAGATGGTCGAGCTGCTCGGCGCGAAGGCGCAAGAGCTCACCGGCAAGCTTCAATCGGCGCTCGACGCCGGCGACGGCAAGAGCATCGCGCGGGTCGAGAAGCAGATCTGGACTCTCGCTGAGCGACAGCAGGACGCGGTGGTGAAAGCGAATGCCGCCGCGGTCGCGCTCAAGGGCGAGGCGTCGGCACTCGACGCGCTCAATACCAAGGCCGCCACCGCCGCGGCGAAGCATACGGATCTGAGCAAAGGACTGGCCAACGTGAAAGCGGCGGCCGATAAGACGGCGAAAGCTTCGGCGGCGGCGGCGGGAACGGGCAAGGTCAACGAGATGGCGGAAGCCTTCGGCAAGCTCGGGGGTCCCGCGGGCGTCGCCGGGCAGAAGGTCCTTGGGGTCGCGACCGGTTTCTCGAAGCTCAAGACGGCGATGGGGTCCGGGGGGCCATACGTGGCGATGGCAGTGGCGATCGTTGCAATCGCCTCGGCCGCCTTCCTCGCCGCGGTGGCGATCACGAAGTGGGGTACCAGCCTCGCCGACGCGAACCGAGCGCAAGCGATGCTCTCGCAGGGGGTCGCGCAAAGCGTCGAGGGCGGCGACGCGCTCAACACGAAGATCGCGCAGCTCAGCAAAACGGTACCGGCGACTCGCGACGAGCTGCTCAAGATGGCGGGCGATCTCGCGAAGACGGGGCTTGAGGGCAAGGAGCTCACCGACGCGCTCGAGACGTCGGCCGTCAAGGCGGCAAAGCTCAAGTTCGGGCCGGACTTCGCGAAGCAAATGGTCGGGCTCGACGTCCAGTCGCGGCGCCTCGGCGACAACCTGCAAGACACCTTCGGCGGGCTCAAGATCGAGGGACTGCTCGAGGGTATGTCGACGCTCGTCGATCTCTTCGACTCGTCGAGCTCGAGCGGCAAGGCGCTCAAGTTTCTTTTCGAGGCTCTTTTCCAACCGCTCATCGATGGCGCGACGGGAGCGATCCCGATGATCGAGCGGCTGTTTCTGCACGCGGTGATCCTCGCGCTCAAGGCCTACATCGCGGTCAAGCCGTACGCCGAGATCTTCGGTTTTATCGGGAAGGCGGCGCTCGTCGTCGCTGCTGTGATCGGCGGTACCCTCGTCGCGGCCGTCGCGGTCATGGCCGCCATCATGGCCGTGTCCATCGCTGTTTGGGTGGCGCTCGCGTTTGCGGTCTACGGCCTCGTCGAGGCGATCATCGCGCTCGTTACGAATCCGATGGAGGCGCTCAAGGGCTTCCTTGCTTTCATGTCCGAGCTCGGAACGGATTTGATTGCCGGGCTGGTGAACGGGATCACCGCCGGCGCGACCGCGGTTTATGACGCAATGGCGAGCGTCGTCAACGGCGCGATCGACGGCGCGAAGAAGCTTCTCGGCATTGCGTCCCCGTCGACGGTCTTCGCCACCATGGGCGACAATACCGCGGCCGGTTTTGCCGAAGGCGTCGAGGGTGGCGCCGACAAGACGCAAGGCGCGCTCGAGGCGATGGCCGCGCCGCCCGAGCTCGCGGGCGGTGCTCGCGCCGGCGGCGGCGGGATCTCGGTGTCGATTGGCCAGATCGTCGTGAGCGGCGAGAACGCGAAAGCGCAAGCGCTCGATCTGATCGATCAGTTCACGGCGTGGCTCGAGAGCGAGGGCATCACGATCGGCGGCGGGGAGGTGCCGGCGTAATGCCTAACCCAATCGATTCCCCGCTCCTCTACAACGTGATCGAGCTTGCCGGCCGCAAGTCGCCCGGGATCGTCACGCTGTCGGGGCACGATCGCAACGAGAAGTGGGACGTCAAGCCCGCGGACGGCGCCGGCGGCGCGAGCACGACCTACAAGGGCGAAGAGATCGCGCAGTTCCAAGCGTCGTTCTACCTCGTCAAGGACCTGACCGAAACCCTCGACGAGTTCGCCGAGTGGGAGTCGTTCGCGGCGCTGATCCGCTCGTCGCTTCCGAACAGCGGTAAGCCGAAGGCGCTCACGATCTATCACCCCGATCTCGCCGCCAACGACATCAAGAGCGTTTGCAAAGCGTCGATCGGCGGCATGGCGCACGACGGCAAGGGGGGCGCCACCGTCGTTGTCAAGTTCATTGAGTATCGCCCCCCCAAGAAAAAGGGCGGTGCGCCGAACGCGACGAAGGCGACGACGGCGAAGAAGGTCGATCCCAACGCGGACCTCAAGGCGGAGATCGACGGGCTCTTGATACAGGCGAGGCAACCATGAGGTACGCCGCGTGCCATCCGGACGTTCGACACTACGCGCGCGGGCTGTGCAAGCGTTGCCACGATCGGCAACGCCGGCCGGCCAAGCCAAAGATCGAACGGAAAGCGGTTTGCCACACGGACCGAAAACACTTCGGCCTAGGGCTTTGCGAGCCGTGCTATCAGCAGCAGCGCTGGAGCCGGCCCGAAAATAGTTTGAAGGTCAATCACTCGCGGCGCGAGTGGCGGGCGGCCAATCGCGAAAGACTGCGCGAAGCCGAGCGGCGCCGCGAGTATGGCATGGTGCCCGGCCAATACGCCGCGATGCTGAAAGCGCAGGGCGGGCGATGCGCGATTTGCGATCGATGCCGAAAACTCAGCGTCGATCATTGTCATCAAACGGGTGCCGTGCGCGGTTTGCTTTGCCAGCCGTGCAACATGGTAATGGGTTTCGCAGACGCTAACCCTGCGTTCGTGGCTGGTCTCGTCGCCTACGCTGCCGCGGCCGTTGGTTTTAGGCGGAAGGGGACCGGATGAGCACAGCTACCCTGAGCGGGCATCGTGTCACCCGGGCGCGCGTGCACCTACCCGCGTGGGGCTTGCCTTGGGCCGAGGTGTCGCTCGACGAGGAGGCGACGCTTTCTGGGGTCGTGCCGCTGAAGGTTGCCGATCTCGTTTTCTCCGGGACGGTCATGTCGGGCGGCGCGGGCCCCGTCGGCCGGTCGAGCTTCCGCCTCGCCGCCGGCGCCGGCGGGTGGGGACGGACCATCCCGCCGAAGAGCTACGCCGACGATGGCGGCGTCAAGACGTCAACCGCCCTGGCCGACGCCGCAACCGCGTGCGGGGAGACGATCGACCCGGCGAGCCTGCCGCCGGCGACGACGCGCCTCGGGCCGGCATGGGTGCGGGAACAAGGTCCCGCGGCGCGGACGCTCGAGCGTGTTGCCCCCGCGGCCTGGTACGTCCGCGAGCTGGACGGGGTGACCGTCATCGGCAAGCGCCCTACCTCGACCCTCGCGACCCCGGTGACGATCGCCGGCGTCGATCGCGCGCGGCGCGTCGTGACGCTTTCGGCCGAGTCGATCGCCGCCATCGTGCCGGGGGCCGTCGTCGAGGGCATCGAAGCCGTCGACGTGATGCACGAGCTCGCGGCCGGGGCCGGCCTCGTTTCGACGATTTGGGGGGCGGGTATTGCCCAAACGGATCGCGCCCTCACCGCCATGCGCCGCATCCTCGAGCAGCTCGACCCAGGGCGCCCCTTCCGCGGCGTGTACGAATATCGGATCGTCACGCAAGAGGGCGAGCGCCTCAACCTGCAGCCCGTCCGCGTCTCGACGGGCATGCCTGATCTGCAGCGCGTGCCGGTGCGCCCCGGCATTCCCGGCGCACGCGCGGATCACGCGCCCGGCTCGAGGGTGCTCGTCCTCTTCGTCGATGCGACGCCGGCGCGGCCGGTTGTCGTTGGGTACGAGGACGCCGACGGCGATGGTTTCGTGCCCGTCGTGCTCGAGCTCGACGCGACGACGACGATCAACCTCGGCGCCGGCGCCACCCTCGCGGCGGCGCGGCTAACCGATCCCGTTGTGTGCGGTCCCTTCGCGGGGGCGATCACCGGCGGATCCGCAAAAACGAGGATCGCCTAATGCCGCTCAACCCGACACGTCTAGCGACGGCGATCAAGGCGGCGCTTCTCGCCGATCCCGACACGCAAGCGCAAAACAACGACGCTCTTCAGGCAATGTGCACGGCGATCGCGGCGGCCGTCATCACCGAGATCACGGGAAACGCGACGGTGTTGCCGGCGCTTCTCGTTGCTCCCCCCGGCGGCGGGCCGGTCACAGGAACGGGGGTGGTCTCATGACGACGAACTTCGGCCTCGACCTCTCTTCGGTCGACGACGTCGACGAGACGCGCACGGTCACGGGCGTCGAGCTCGTCGCCGAGGACGCGCTCTGGCGACTGAAAACGCCGCACTCGCAAGGGATCTTCGCCGCCGACGATCCCGAATACGGGCTTGATCTCGAGGCGGAAATCGGCAAGAGCGACGACCCTTCGGACGCGGCCGCGCTCCCTGACAAGATCCGCTCGGAGCTCACCAAAGACGATCGGATCCTCACCGTCGACACGACGATCAGCCGCACCGAGCAGAGCAACGGCGCCGTGGACTACGACATCGCGATCCACTGCGAGACCGCCGAGGGTCCCTTCGAGCTCGTCGGCAAGGCGGGCGACTCCGGCCTCGACCTCGCCGTGAAACTCCTTCCGGGGGGCATCTGATGGCGATCCAACTGTCGTTGTCGCAGCTGCTTCAATCGGTGTCGCTCGACAGCTGGAAACAGCGCGTCGTCGACATCGCCACTGGCGTCGGCTTGCAAACGCAGAATTGGGCGTCGGGCGGCTACACCCGCATTCTCGTTGCGCTCTTCTCGCAGTTCTACAAGACGAGCAGCGATGTCGTTCCGCTCATCGCCGCCGGCGGGCTGCTCGATTGGGCCGAGGGCGCGTGGCTCGCGCTGCTCGCAAAGCAGGTTTTCAACGTCGACAAGATCGAAGCCACGTTCGCGGCGGCCGTCGAAGGGATCACGCTCACGAACACCGGCGGCGGCTTCTTCACCTTCGACGCGCGCGACATCGTCTTCAAACGCACGAGCACGGGCAAAACCTATCACAACACCAGCGCCGGCACGCTCAGCGCCGGCGCGACCCTCGAGCTCGACATCGAAGCGGACGAGGCGGGGAGCGACAGCAACGCGCCCGTCGCGACGATCACCGAGCTAGTCACGACGCTTCTCGGCGTCACCTGCACGAACACCGTCGCCCTGGTCGGGCTGAACGAAGAGAGCGATCCGGAGCTTCGACAGCGGTGCCGCGACTCCAATGCGGCGCGCTCCATCGGCGGCGTCAAGAAAGCTTACGAGTTCTTTGCGAAGAGCGCGCGCCGGGCGGACGGTACGCCGGTCGGCGTCACCCGCGTGCTCGTGCCGCCGGCGGACGGTACCGGCACGGGGACGATCTACATCGCCGGCGCGGGCGGCGCGATCCCGGGACCGGATGTCACCGTCGTTCAGGGCGTCTTCGATGCAGATGTCACGCACTACGGCTTCACCGCGACGGCGGCGAGCGCCGTGGACAAGTCGATCGACGCGCCGTGCACGATCTGGATCCCGTCTTCGCTCGGGCTCTCGACCGAGCAAGCGCAGCAAAAAGTTCTCGACGCGCTCGAGGCGTATGTGCAAGCGGCGCCGATCGGCGGATTCATCATCTCGCCGACCGCGGGGCGCATCTATTGGCGCGCGCTCCTCGGTGTCGTGGCGAGTGCCATCCCCGGCACCCTCAAAGCGCAGCTCACCTCCGAGGCGGACATCACGATTGCCGCTAACGAAGTGCCCATTTGGGCCGGCCTGCTCGCCGACACGACCGTCAACCTGGTGACCTGATGGCAACCACCTTTCGCGAATCCGCGTGGAACCTTTCGCCCGCCCGTCTTCGAACGGCGCGAGCGGCCCGCATGGTTTACGCGTTCGTGGGGCTTCCGCTCGACATCATTGCCGAGGCGGTCAACCAAGCCGTCAAGACGCGCTTTCCCGAGCTCGCGCCCGACGACGCGCTCCCGTACATCGGCCGTGATCGCGTCATCATCCGCGGCCCGCTCGAGCCCGCCGCGAGCTACCGCCTGCGTCTTCTGCTCTGGATCGAAGCGTGGCTGGGGTCCGGCGTCGGCCGCGCGATGCTCGATCAGATCGCCGGCTTTCTCACGCCGCGCGCCGCTCGCATTCGGATCTGGACCCAAGTCGGCGTGATCTACACCCGCGAAGCGGATGGCTCATTCACCATCGAGCGCGTCGCCGGTGACCTGTGGAACTGGGATGGGCAAACCTCTATGTGGGCCCGCTTTTGGGTGGTTATCTACTCGATCGCCGACGTCCCGTGGACGCGTCATCCGCCCTACGGCGGGACGAGCGGCACGTGGGGAAGCCGAACCGGCCTCACGTGGGGCTCGTCGGCGACCGTCGCCGAGGCGCGATCGATCCGCGGCATCATCGACGAATTCAAGCCGGCGCTTTCGAAGTGCCAGAACGTGATCATCTCGTTCGACGCGACCGCCTTTGCGCCGACGGACACGGCGCCACCGCTCCCCGCTGGGACGTGGGGAGAATACTGGGACACCGCATCGCTCTCAGCGAATCGCGATCGGCGCGCTCTCTACTGGAAGGGGGTCTGACGTGTCGACCGAATATGTGGGCAATCTCTCGTACACGGCGAGCATCACCATCCCCACCGACGACGACGAATTCGACGCCGCGAGCGTCGCCGTTCCGCTCGAGCAGCTCGCCGACCGCTCGGCCTATCTGAAGGACCGGATCGACGGCGGGGTCGGCTTCGAGTTCACCGACGCGATCCTGCATGGCGACACGACCTTTCCGGACGGCACGATCGTCGCGGATGTGACGACGATCACCCTCGGCGCGAGCGGCGACATCACCATCTTCGCGAGCGACGATATGACGGTCGGCGCGACCGATCAAATGGTCGTTAGCGGCGATACGACGACGCTCGCCGGAACGGTCGCCGTCAACGTGAACACCGCTTCGCTCAACGTGCGGAGTGGGCAATTCACGGCTGCGGCGGGGGCGATCCAGATCGGCGGCGGTTCCGACGTCATCACCGTGACGGGTGACCGCGTAGAGCTTGGAAACACCGATGTTGTGGGCGGTGCCTCGTGCAACGTGACACTCGCGGCAGTCGTGATGTGCACGTCGACGTCGGACGTGGAAGCCGCGGGCGTCCTCAAAGTCACCGGCAAACTCCGCATTCTCACCCAGAACCGCAGCGTCGATTTCACCGCTGATGGAACGACTGGTTACGAGCACATTTTTACCGACGACCCAGCAGCGGACCGCAACGTCACGCTGAACCATACGGGCGCAGCCATCGGGCAGCGCGTGCGCTTCAATGCGCAAAACGTCACGGGCCCCAACAAATACATCGTCGCACGTGGCGCGCAAACTTGGTTCATGAGCAACCAAGCCGGCGACACCGTGATCCTAGAGTTCGTCTCCGATGGATCGGCGTGGGTCGTCGACGATTGGCAAGAGGGCGGCGTTGGCCTGAGGAATGGGTGACCGAATGTCGCACTGGCTAGATGGACTCTTCGACAGCGGCGGCATCACCATCGAATGGAATGGGACCGAGCTCGCCGACGCGCCGATCCTTGCGTTCGGCGAGCAATTCGAAGTTGAGAATAGCACCGAGCGAAACGTCGTCTCCATCCGCTTCATTACGCTCGAGGGCGACGTCACCGGGGACAGCGACGAGAACCGCGTCACCACGATCAGCGGCGACGAAGAAGAAGGCCGCGTCGACATGGAATGCACGTCGCTCGTATGGGATCCGAGCGCGTCGGAAGGCGAGCCCGCGATCAGGGTTTCCAGCGGCGAGCTCGACGGCGGTGCGCTCGAAGTAATCCACAACGGCGAGCGCGTGATCCTTTTGGCGGCGAGCGGCGTCGAGATCGGCGGTGACGAGGTCGAGTCGATCAACCAATTGATCGGCGGTCTTCGCGTCACGCGGCAACTGATCAACACGACGCCCGTCACTCTCGACGCCACGACAACGTCGATCCTTCTCGTGATCGACGCGTCGCTCGAACGGACCGTCAACATGCCGCCGCCGTCGACCGGGCGCGTCTTTTTCTGGGTGCTCGTCGGCGGCACTTCGGCCATCACGCTCGGTCGCGGCGCGGCGCTCATCAATGGCGCGGCGAGCAATTACACGCCGCCGAACAACTCGCGCGGGATCGTTTGGTCGGACGGTGTGGACTGGTACACGCTCGCCGGCGTTGCATGAAAGGGAACCGTCAATGAATCTTCCGAGCGGGAACGGGCAGAACACCAAAGACAAGAGCATGTCGATCGTCCATGCGACGGATGATCCGGCGCTCGAATTGCTACAGGCAATCGCCGTCGCGATCGGCGTGAGCGACGATAGCGACGCGGGGCAAGCGACGGCGGCGCGACAGGACACCGGCAACGCGTCGGCGACGAGCATCGACGCCAAGCTCGGGTCAACGGCGGTCGCAGCCGCGGCCGATGGCGAGTCCAACGCGACCACCATGGGCACGCTGCGCGCGCGTCTCATGGCGTACGGAGGCGCGTCGTGGGCAATGGTCCGCGCCGGGATCACGACGGTCGGCAACGCCGTCACCGGGTTTGCCAATGAGATCCCGTGGGCGTTTTTCAATACGACGCCGACGACGCGCACCACGGGGCAAGGCGGCCCACTCGAGGCCGACGCGAATGGTAGCTTGCGCGTCGCAGAGCAGGCACCGCCGGCGTATGAGAACGTCTCCGACGCCGTTGCATCGGTTCACGACAAGCCAGCAGCGTCCGCCGCAAACAACGCCATCCCTTACGACATCATCGCCAAGTCGACGGCGGGCGTTATCAAGGCAGCGCCAGGAAACCTCTATCGCATGTACGTCACGAATTCGAACGTTGCCGCACAGGCCTATGCGCTCGTGAACAAGGCGACGACGCCGGCCACGGGCGACACGCCGGTGATGTATTTCATGGTCGGCATCAACGAAACGAAGCTGATCGAATTCAAGTACGGCAAGCGGTTCACGACGGGGATCGGCTGGGCACAGTGCACCGTCTTCGGCGCGGCAACGATCACGACAACCACCGCCGACTCGCTTGTCGATGCCGAGTGCAGCTGAAAAGGGGGATGACCAATGTCAACCGTCGCCGACGTTCTACCGTATATGCAGCACTGGCTCGACGCGCGCGCGGCGCAAGTGACGGCGCTCGCCGATTTTGCAACCGCGAAAACCAACATGGCCACCGCCCGCAACGCCGTCGCGGCGCGCGTCGGTGCCGGTGACACCGCCGCCGTGATGAGCGCGGTGGTGACGACGTACCTCGGCGCGCGCGTTATCTACCTGCAAAAAGACCCACTCCAGCGGGCGGCCGTCGCGCTGACCGCCGCGCGCTTTCAGACATTCGAGCAAATGATGGAACTGCTCGCGACCGGGCAGACTGTCCCGCCCTTCACCGGATAGAGGCGGAATGCCGCGCGCGATCGAAGAACCGACCGATATAGCAGACTGTGCCCTATGGCTTGACGCCGCCGATCTGTCGTCCATCACCAAAGACGGGTCGGACAAGGTCTCGCAGTGGAGCGACAAGAGCGGCAACGCCAACCACGTCGTCCAGGCCGCGGGGATCCGGCAACCGACCCACGTCGCGGGCGCGCTCAACGGGCTCGCCGGCGTGCGCTTCGTTGCCGCGAGCGCCACGCGCCTTGTGATGGCGGTGACGGCAACGCCGCTCATGTCCGCGAACGGCGGAACCGTCTTCGTCGTGGGGCGCCGCGCGTCGCTCGGCACCCTCCAGCTCTTTTATCATAACCGCCTCGGCAGTACGGGCTGGCACATCGGGACAGGAACGCTCGCGCAAAACTATCTCTCGACCGACGGCGACAACTACGGCAATCCGATCTCGACGGCCCCTTGCATCTTTACAGCGAAAGCGCGGCCGGTCAGTGCGACGCTAGCCGATCTCACCCTTGCCGTGAACCGCGCGATCGAGGTTCGCAATCCAGCCGTCGGCTCCATCGGGACGACTGCGGCCGGCCGCGTGCTGGTCGGCGCTTACGACGACGTTGGCAACTATCCCTTCGACGGCGATCTCTTCGAGGTCACCGCCTTCGAACGCGCGCTCACCGACGGCGAGATCGTGCAGGTCGAGCAGTACCTTGCGAGCAAATGGGCGATCGTGCCCCCGCGCCAACTGTCGGCGCCGACGGAGCTCGCGGGCTGCGCCCTCTGGCTTGACGCTTCCGACGTCGCATCGATCACCAAAGACGGATCGAACAAGGTTTCGCAGTGGTCGGACAAGAGCGGTAACGCTAAGCACGCCGTGCAGGCAACGGGCGCTAACCAACCAACGTACAACGCGACGGGGTTCGGCGGTCTGCCTGGCATCGATTGGGGAGCGGGCGCCGTGGCGGCGATGCGGCTGGTCACGCCGAACATTGCGATCGGGCGGCACACGATGTTTGCGGTCGTGCGCGGTGACGCAGGATCCGGCAACGTTCTTTTGCACGGGACCATCGGTAACTTTTCCGAGATCTTCTGCTTCCACTCTGGGCTTTATTCGATCGGCGTAGCGCGCGCGAACATCTTCACCGGCAAGCTTTTCACCAACTGGCTGCGCGACGGCGTTCGGCGGATCGTCTCGGTGACCTACGACGGCACGTGCGAGGGGCATGTCGCGCGCCGCAATGGCGTCGAAATGCAGGAGGGGCTAACGGTTGCCGATCCTGGCACCGACGTCGTCACCGAGCCTACGTATATCGGCAATGCGGACGGCACCTGGTACGGGAATAACCCGATGGCCGGAGTCATCGCCGAGATCGTCGTCTTCGATCGCTGTCTTGGCGACGGCGAGCGGTTCATGGTGGAGCAATACCTTTCGCGGAAGTGGCTTGTCTATACGGGTGGGCACGCGATTGCGTCGCCGGTCGAACTCCCCGACTGCGCGATCTGGCTCGACGCCGCGGACCTGTCTTCAATCACGAAAGACGGCTCCGATCTCGTCTCGCAGTGGAGCGACAAGAGCGGCAACGCCAACCACTTCACCACCTCGGGGGTCAACCGCCCGACCTACAGCACGTACAACGGCAACGCGATTGTCAGCTTCGACGGGACCGATGATTTTATGACGGCCGCGTCCAACATCGTTGACGATACCGGCCCGGGCTCAACGATCATCGTCGCATGCCGCAAGCGCAGCGCGCCGGGTACGGCTTACAGGGGCGCGCTTGTCACAAGGGCCAATGGCCTTTACCTCGAAGCCGGCGCCAATAGCTGGGGCGGCTACTCTGGCACAGTCCGCCTTGCCGACGAAAACGCCGGAACGGCAATGCGCGTTTTCTCCACGCGACGCGGGGCGAACCACACACCGCACGGCTTCAAGCTTCGGGCTGACGGTGCCAGCAAGGGGAACTTTTCCACCATTGCAAGCGAGGCGCGCGGGTCGACTGAGCTCTGTCCTAATACGCAATTCGCTGACATGGACGTGCTCGGCGTCGTCGTCTACACGCGCTCCCTATCTGATGGCGAGCTCGGGTTGGTAGAGCAGTACCTCCAACGAAGGTATGGGCTGAGCGGAAGCTAAATGGATATCTCGTTTCACCCCCCGCCGGACCCACGCGATCGCAAGGTCGCGCGCGCAATGGTCCCATGGTGGCGCCGGCTCTTCGCGTGGGTCGGGGACTTTCACAAGTTCGTGATCACGCTGCTCGCCATCTCGGCCGGGACGACCGCGGTGCACGTATGGCTAAAGGGACTCATCACCCGGGCCGAGCTCGATCTAGCCGTGGACGCAGCGGTGCAAAAGGCGACGAAGGATGCGTTTCTAGAAGTGCGGGGAGACTTGGCCATCATCAAAACGAACACGGGCGGGCTGCCGCTGTGGCGTGGCGAGACATCGGCAAAGGTGATCGCGCTGGAGAAAGACGTCAGCGCGGCGGGCAAGGATGCGCAGAAAGCAAACGACCGGCTCGACACCTATCTCGTGAACGCGCGGGGCCACCGATGACGACACCCAAACCCGATGAGCCGTACCGGCTGATCCTGCAAGCGATCGCGCGCCTTGAAACCAGGGTGATCGAGGGGACGAAAGACGTAGCGGCAATCAAAGGGGAGCTGCGCAAGATCGCGCCGCGGCTGGACACGGTGTCCGCCGAAGTGCACGAAGCGGCGCGGCTCGTTCACCTGCAAGCCAACATTGCGCAGGCTGCCGCGCTCGCAGCGGCGGACGTGGCAGCAGCCCTAAGCCTATTGGAAGGCCGCGTCCGTCAGCTGCGCGACGTGACCGCGGACGAGCATGCCGCCGCTGCCCGCCTGCCACCACCACCGGCCGCGCCGAAGGAAGTACCGACGAACAAGGGGGACTGAAAATGGATACCGTAACCGCCGATCAGATCGTGCAGCTTGTCCGCACGAACGCTTGGATCCCGCTTCTTGCGGTGGTGGTGGGCGCCATCATTCGCGTGTCCAAGAACGATCCCGCCGTCGCGCGGCTCAAGTTCTACATCAAGCCAGAGAACCGCGCGGCGTGGGCCCTCGCGTGGGGCATCGCACTCGCCGCGCTCGATCGGCTCGCGACCGGGGGGACCTGGTACGACGCGCTCGCCGGCGGGCTTGTCGCGGGGAGCGCGGCGATCGCTGGCCACGAAATCATCGTGAACAAGATCCGCAAGGGCCGAGACTTCGGTGTGAAGAAAGCACCACCGCCCCCGCCCGCGCCACCGTGGGAAGGCGATTCACTGCGCCCGGGTCCGCCGAAGCACCCTTCGTCGTGGCCGATCGTCGCTCGCGCGGTTCCGTTCGTGGTGCTCGTCGCGGCGGCGTGCAGCATCTTCACGCCGAAGACTGTGTGCGCGACGCTCGATCTGGCAAACAACCTTTGCCCGCTCTTTTTGGTGAAGCTCGCCGACGGCACGACCGAGCTCGTTCCTCGCGATCGGATCATCGAAGCGGCGATGCGCACACGGCTCTCACGAATGCACGTCGAAGCGGAGATCGCTCGACAGCAGAGCGCGATCGACGCGCGCCTCGACGTCGAGCTTCGCCGTCTCGACGGGGGGACCGAGTGATCCCCGTCGCCCTGGTCGTCGGCTGGATCACCGCCGCCGCCCCGTGGGTCTCGAAGGTCGACCGCACGCGGTATGCGGCCGACATCGCGGCGACGGCGCCCAACGTCGTCACCGGAAAAGCCATGGTCGCGACGGCGATCACCGAGTCGGATTTCCGGCCCGCGATCGAGCGGTGCGAATGCAAAGAGAAGGAGTGCGATCCCGACGCGTCGGGGGTTCCGCGCGCCGTCGGGCTCTACCAGTTGCACCGCTATCACTACGCGGGGCACACCGCCGAGGAGATCTGCGGCTCGAATCGGCTCGCGTCCGAGCTCGCGGCGCGCGCGCTTACGGGGCTCGCTGCGCGTGCGGGCGGGATGGAGGAAGCGCTTCGCGTCTACGTCGGCATCTCGGTCGGCCGTGACGATCGGCGCGTCAAGAGACGGCTCGACCTGTTCGATCTTCTGATGGAGGTGCACCCCGATGCCTAAGTTTCCTCTCGGTTACAAGCCCGACTCAAAGGATTACGGATACCCGTCGCATCATGCGCTCATGGCGGCCGCGCCGCCGACGCTCGACAAGGCCGACCATTTGCCGTTTCGAAAGGGGCTCATCTGGCAAGACGGCGTTGGCATGTGCGTCGGCACCGCGCTGAAACGGTGCGTGCAGCTTTGGCAAACCATGAACGGCGCCGGCGGCGACCGGATGATTTCGGCAAAGTTCGCCTACGACATCGGCCGCGCGCAAGAGCACGCCGGCACCAACCCCGACGACGCGCCCCCGCTCGCCGACCGTGGATCGGAACCGGGGCTCGTGCTTCGCGCCGCGCAAAACGTGGGGCTTACGCTTGACTCCGACTACCCCGACCCGACCTCGCCCGCGTGGGATGCATCGGCCGTGAACAAGCGCCCCTCACCCGACGCTCTCGTCAACGCGTACGACATGCGCGCGCTCCAATACTCGCAGGTCACGCGCGGCGCGTTCGGTTACAAGGAGTCGATCCGAGCGTGCATGGTTCGGCGTCAACCGATCAAGTTCTCGATGTTCGTCGACACGGGGATCATGCTGAACAACGGCGCAATCGTGAGCGCGATCTACGACCGGGATCCCGACGGCGGCGGGCACATGCTCGCGGTCGTCGACGCGAGTCGCGAGGACTACGCGGTGATCGACAATTGGTGGGACAACCCCGACGCGGGCGCCACGTGGGGCATGGCTCAAGGCAACACGCTCGGCCTTCCCCGCGGCGTTTGGCGCATCTCTTGGGGGCTGCTCGAGCGCGCGATCATTCAGTGCTTCGCGGTGACGGGCGTTCCCTTCGTCGAAAAGGCGGCGGCATGAAAACTCTATTTAGATACTACCTAGACGCTAGTTATCTCGCCGTCCTCGGCGCCCTCGTCGCCGGATGCCCGATGCCCCCGACCCCGCCGGGCGGCGAAGAGTGCGACGCCGCCTATGGTCACCTCGCGGACGTCGGGTGCGAGCCGCCGAAACCCGCGTCGGGCACGTGGGTCGACGTCTGTCGCAACGGGCGCCGCAATGGCGTCTTCGAATTGAAGTGCCTCAACCGAGCGTCAACGACCGACGCTCTCAAGCTTTGCGGCGTGACCTGCACGCCGAAATAGGAGGGCCCCCATGGCTGAGCACCTTCCGAACGTCATCACCCCGATCACCGCCGCCGAGCTCGCGAGCGCCCTCGTTGCCGCTTGGCGCTCGCTCTTCGCGGTGATGCCGGCCCGCGGGTCGATTCTCGTTTTGATGGCCCAAAGCGCGCACGAGACAGGCAAGTGGAAGAAGGGCTTGCACTGCTTCAATATCGGCAACGTCAAGAGCCGCGTGGACGACGGCCGCGATTGGACGATGTTCCGAGTTCGCGAGAGGGAGAACGGCAAGGACGTCTACTACGACCCCCCGCACCCCGCGACCCGCTTTCGCGCTTTCCGGACACTGGCCGAGGGGGCGATCGATCACCTCGGGTTCTTGCGCGGCTCGAAGCGGTACGCCGACGCGTGGGGGGAAAACGGCGCCCCGCACGGCTTCGCCGAGGCGCTCAAGGCGGGCGGCTACTACACCGATCCCGTCGAAGTCTACGCGCGGGCGCTCGGGCTCTTTTTCGCCGAGTTCAGCCGCACGCTACCCGCCGTGCTCGAGCCGCCGCCGATCGACGAGGCGGGGGCGATGCGTGCGCAAGGGCTCGTGACGCTGTCGCTTCGGGACCTCGCCGGCAAGTTCGTCGTGCACGACACGGACCCCGCGCCACCCCCTGACGACGAGCGGCGAAGCTAGATCACGGATCGCAGAGCTTGCCGGCCGCGCAGCCGTTCGAGCACTCGTAGGTTGCAACCCATTGCACGCCCGACCATGAGCCGGCGAGCCGCCACGCGCCCATTCGGCAAACCATGGGGAGCGTATCGATCACACCGCCGCGGTCGACCCCGCCGCATTTGCGAAGCCCTTCGGGGCTGCATGGTTGCGGGAACGCGGCGCGGATCGCGGCATCCGACTCGGTCGCTTCTCGACAGCTTGGCCGGCTGATGTCGGGGCAGATCGGATCGCTGTTTCCCGCGTCGACGTCGGCCGCTGCCGCGTCGCTCGAGGGGGGGGCGCCGTCGTTGCCAGCGTCGACGCGCGGGGGCGCGGCGTCGGTGCCGGGCGGGGCAGCGTCGTCCGTCGGCGGGGTCGCCTCGGGTGACGTGCCAGCATCGGCGTCGACCTTCGCGCCCGAGTCGATCGCCGGCGCCGCGTCCGCCTCGTGCCCAGCGTCCGCCTCGTGCCCAGCGTCCGCCTCGTGCCCGTCGGGCCCCGTACCGCCGTCGACCGTGGGGGCGGCGTCGGTCCCCGGTGTGGGCGGCGCGATCACGTCGTGGCCCGCGTCGGCCTCGGGGGTCGGGGTAGTGAAGTTACCCGGCGCGTCGGCGGCGCTCGAACAACCGGCGACGGCGAGCAGAAGGGCAAGGGCAAGCGTTTTCATCACCGTCTTAGACGACCCAAACGGGCCCTTTCTGTACCCAAACCGGCCCATTTTAGACTTTCGAGAGCGTGGCGACGTGTCGCACGTTCTCGGCAAGGTCATGGATCGCGCGCGAGGTGTTCTCGTAAGCGATGCCCATCGTGTGGGTGGGCGGTTCCGTGGACGCGAGGCATTCGATGAGCAGCGCCGTGATTTGCATCATCGCGCGGAGCTGCTCGATACCGGCTTGGCGTAGTTCCTCGACGGCCGTACTCACTTGGCACCGCGGGGGGCGAAGGCCATTGCAGCGAAGAATCGGCCCCAGCCGATCGCGTGCTTCCACTCGGTGATCTCCTTGCGAACGAGGGCGAGGAGCGCGCGGAAAAAATCTGGTAGGTTTCGAGGTGCCATGTGAACGACTCCAATCGTTTGCGTGGTTTGCCTCGGGTGTGGACGCGTTAGATACGTCCTGCCCCGTGGCAAGGGCCCTTCGGTGGTGAAAACACCGGGGGGCTCGCTTATCTAGTACGGCGCGGGCGGACGTTCCTTGAGCTCGGGGACCCTCAATCGCGGTAGAAAAAGAGGAAGTCGCGGAGGGTACCGGCCGGGTGTAGGTTGGGGGCAGTGGGCACCCCGGTCACCCTCTACGCCGACGACGACGGCGCACTGTCGTTCTACCCGTCCGAGGGTGCGAGCCCCGTCCCGTTCGAGCTTGCCGACGGCTATCGGCTCGAGGGCGGCCTCGTCGGCGGCCGCGTGGCCATCTTCGGACCGCCCGGCAAGCTCGGCCTGCAGGTCGACGAGGCGCTCACCGCGGGCGTTCTCAAGCCGGTGTTCGACGAGCGGCTCGCGAGCGTCGACGACGCGACCGCCTCAGCGCTCGGCAACCTACAGAACGCCCTTGCGTCGACGGGCGCTCGGCTCGCAGCCGGCGACTGGGTCCACTTTCACGAGGGCAAGGTCGACGGCAACGACCGTCTCTTTCGACACTTTGGTAGACCTGGCCAGCCGTGTCCGTACTGCGAGCAGGGGAACAAGCCGACGAAAGTCCTGACGTGCCTACGCGTCGAAGCCGCCAACGTCGAGTGGGACGTCGCCGAGCATGTGAAGGGCACGATCCCGATGGTCACGACGAAGGTCAAGCTCGACATCTAAAGCAACCCGCCTCCGGCGCTGGCCGACGTGGCGGCATGCTCTACGCGCGCGACGTGCCCACGGGTTGGATCGCCATCTTCCGCGGCGGCTTCGAGCTCGAGCTACGGACCGACCTCGTGCGCCCCGTCGTCCGTTGGTTCAGCCGGACCGGCGCGCCGCTCGGGTTCGCACGGTGGGGGGCGGCGTGAGCCGATAACTACCGGCTGGATCGCCCGTCTTCCGCGTCCGGGTAGGCCGCTTTGATTTGCGCCGCGGTGGCGGTCGGAACGAGCACCTGTTCGGCGAGCCGGGTCGCTCGACTGTACGTGCGGGTCTCCGAGCTCTTAACCTCTCGGGCCAACCGAACCAGGTCCGAGTTCAGCACGGCATCCGCCAGCTCGACGGCGTAACGGTCGGCCAGGCGGCTACGGCTCTTGACGGCGCGGAGGTAACGCTCCGCCAAATTGGCCCAAACTTGGCCCAAAACACCAGCTATCGCAGCGAGATCGTTGGACCGGGCATGGCACTCCGGAGCCGTAGGTCCCCGGTTCAAATCCGGGGTGGCGCGCCCTTGTTTTCCAGTGGTTTCCGCGTCTGTGGACAAAATAGCCTGGGCCAATATTGGGCCAATCGTCCCCGAGCCCGCGTCGAGGATCGCGGCCGGGGCGAGGTGGGCGTAGCGCTCAGTCACATCGACCGAGCTGTGCCCCATCACCTCCCGCACCTCCTCGAGACGCCAGACCCGGCCCCATACGCCGGACACGAGGGACGAGCCGAACGTGTGCCGAAGCTCATGCCACTTGATGTGGCGAGCGATGCCGACTTTCTTACGCCACTCGTCCCAGCCGGGCGCATCGGTGACGCGCCGTCCTCCATCCTCAGCGGGCCACACCAGGCCGAGGGGGTTCTTCGGGCAGTACGCGGGCAAGAGTGCCAGCCACGCCTTGATGGCGCGGAGTGCTGCCCCGAAAAGCGGGACCGTCACCCACTTCACTTTCTTGCCGACGCGACGCTTGCGCATCTTGAATCGAAAGTAGGGTTGCGGAGCGTCGAGGTGCAGCTCGTCGAGCTTCAAGTCCCATTGGTCCTGTCGGCGCTGCCCCCCGCCGTACGCGAACATCACCGCGTAGTAGAGAAAGTCGGGCACGCCGTCCGCGTTCTCCCATCGGCGCTGATCGTCGAGCTTGAGATAATCCCATTCCGGCTCGTCGAGCCCCGGCACCTCGACGCCGTCGGCCGGGTTGCTCTCGATGATGCCGTCGAGCTTCGCCTTCTCGAGCGCCACTCGTAGCAGGTTCAGGCAATGCTTGGCGCTCGCCGGCGAAACCTTGCGTGGTCGTCGGCGCGCCCCATACCGAAGGTCCTTCGTCTTCTGCCTCAAGAGCCACTTGACCCAAGCGCGAACGGCGACCGCGGTCACGGCCGCCATCGGCCAGTCCGCAAACTCAGCAGCGAGGATCCAATTCTCCCATCGGCCGCGGTCCGTCTTGATGTTCTTGACCTTGTCGATCAGCTCTCGGTCGTCGAGGAAGCCATCACCGAAGGTGCGCAACGACTGCCCTGTCGTCCACCCGCCGGACGTCGACGCGACCGCGAAGAAGTCGTCAAGCGCTTTGGCCGCCTGGTCCTCGCTATCGAAGATACCGAGCGTCGGCTTTGAACCATCGGGCTTGCGGACGCGCGCGCGGTGGCGGTCGCCGTACTTTTCGATGATGCCACTCCCATAAATGCGCTTGGGATCTTTCAGGTCAGAGCTTTCGGCGTATGTCATGGGAGGTGAATGCCAGCCTTTCTCGCCATACGCTTTACCGCGGCAACGTCGATATCGGTAGGCATCGGCGGCCGGTACGGCGCTCGCGTCGGGCGCTTCCTTGGGTGTTTCGCGAGCTTGTCCGCTCGGCGCGGTTCCGCCTTTGTGCTTTCGTCGTCGCGCTCGAACTCGTCGGCGAGCGCCCGTAGCAGCTGAGCGACGCGGGCGCTGTTCACGGCGGCGGCCACAGGCAAAGCTGTCGTCGTGCTAGTCGCCCGATCCCCTTCGTCGGCACACCCGCCGGGCACCATGCCGGCTCATTCGCGGGCTCTTCCCAGTCGGCGAGCGGGTCTTCCCTTGGGTGCGGCTCGACGAACCCGCCCCCGACGTCGTCGGCGCGCTTCTCGTCGTTCCGCACGGGGGATCGCGCGCGTCCGTAGGGGCTCATGTCGACACACCGCTTTCGTGGAAGGCGACGTTGATAGCGGACATGCGTGACGCGTCGCCTCCGCGGTCAGGGTGGTGCTCTTGGGCGAGCTCGCGATACCGGCGCCGTATCGTTTCGGAGTCAGCGTCGACGGATACCCCGAGCGTCTCCCACCATGGCGCCCCCGTCTTGGCTCGCTTCGGTGGCAACGCAGCGAATCCAGTGAACGCCTGCTCGAGCATCGACGACGCGCCGTGCCGCTGGATTGAGCGCAGCGCTTCGACCGTTGCTCCGATGGCGCGCATGTTCCACCGCACTTTGCAGTATGTGTCGCAGGCAATGACGAACGGGCGAAGGTCGGCACCGATGCGCCGATCGAAGTACACGGCCACTCCGGGATCTTGCGGCTCGGGCATGTTCGCGTAGGGCAAGCCGTCTTGCCGAAGCGCGACGTTGCTCGACAGCACGAAGCCGCGCCCGCCGAGGAGGTCAATCGACCGCAAGAGCTCGTTGCGAGCACGGGCAAAGTCGACCTTGAAGGCGGCGTCGTGCCGCTGGTGAGACGGCGTGCGCGGTTGGCCAGTGGGCCAGGTCAGTGGATAGCGTTCCGCGGAGCTCATGTCAGTCGTCTCCGGGTTCGCGCGTCGACGTCGCCGGCGGCGCTTGCGTCGGTGGAGCTTTCCCGCCGCCGGCGGCGACGACCTTGTGCATGGTGAGCGTGTAGGGCTTACGCTTGCGTAGCTGGATCACGACGTCGAGATCGTGGGCGAGCTCGGGCGATCCATAGATCCGAATGCATGGATCGCCCTGCATAGCGCCCGCCTCTTTCACTACGTCGGGGAAGATGGTGACGCGCTTACCCTCCCATTCCTGCACGAGCCGGCCGAACAGCGCTTTCAAGCAAATGCCGTTGATCTTGTTCAGGGCGACGAGCTTCGGCGTTTCCTTGAACGAGAGCACGCCGCGTTTTTGCGCGCCCTTCGCGCCCTCGAGCTCGTAGAGGTCGACGCTCTTGATGGTGAGGGTGAATTTCTTCCCCTTCAATTCGCCGGCCTTGAGGAAGGCTCCGTCGTAGAGCTCGTCCCAGTCGACCGGCTTCGCCAACGGCTTGAGGTCCTCGCTCATAGTCCCTCGTTGAGAGCGGCAACCGCCCGCGCCCGCGCGTCGCCCTCGAGATCGAGGTCGTCGAGATCCTCGTCGTCGTCTCGCTTGAGGTACGCGGGCAGCTCGAAGACGAGCTCGTTCTCGGCGCGACCGGGCCAGCGCTTCGACGCCTCGCACTCACCGAGCTTGGCGAGCAGTCCGCGGTACTCTTCGCGCCCGAGCTCGAGCACGTCACCCGGCACGATGTAGACAACGACGTCGAAGGGCGGCTCGGCCTCGACGCAGATCTCGACGACACGCGGCTCCTTGCTGGTGATCGTCGAGTAGCCGTCGTAATAGAACCCCCATTGCAGGTAGTAGAGAAGGCTCGCCGCTTGCGCCGAGAACTTGCGCGGGTCGAGAGAGCGCGCCGTCTTGAGCCCGACGAGGCAGTCGACCCCTTCGACGTGCGTGACCAGGTCGAGCCGCCCCTTGCAAGCCATCTTCGTTTCGGCGTCGTCCCAAAGCATCGACAGCTCGCGCGGTCCGTCGCCGAGGTACTTGCGCGCGACGGGCTTTCCGTGCATGGCGTCGCGCACGTTGCAAGCGAAGCGATGCTCGCTCGGCACGACGATCGTTTTGCCCGGGTAGAGCGCGCTGAACGCTTCCCACTTCTTACCGCGCCGCGGGCTCATCTTCCCCGCGTCGGTGACCTCGTCCCAAACAACGAAGTCCCGCTCGAACCGCTCGGGCTCGAAGATCGCGGTGTGCGCCGAGCGGCCCATCGAGAGCGTCGGCGTCTCCTTCTGGTGCGCGCACCGGTAGCGGTAGTGCAGCGCCGAGCGCGCCATCTCTTTCAGGTTCGAGACATTCACCCGCTCGAGGCTCGTGTAGCGCTCGAACGTGAGCCCGGGATAAAGGCCGGGGTTCATCGCCCTACCGCGCTCGTTTGCGGCGGCGGGCCGTCGAGCGACTCAAGCGGCCCGAGGGGGAAGTCGAAGAAAGGGCGGCGTCGGGCGATGCCCGCGCGCGCTTCTTCAATGAGCCGCTCGGGATCGGCGGCGTGAAAGTAGAACTCGGGGTGTCTGCCCGAGCTCACCGTCACGCACCACTCGACGTTGCACCCCGACTCGTCTTCAAAGGAATTCGTCGTCACCATGAACGACGTCAGGCGGGTACCGTGCAGCATTCGGCGCATCTCGAGATGAACGTCGGCATGGGTTTTCATCGTCGGTTCCCTTTCTGCTGTTCGATCCAATTGCGTCGACGGAGCCGAGCGGTGCAGTCGCGCGCGTTGAGCCGGTAGGTTTGCGCGTCGCCGGCGCAACCCGCGATCTCGAAGTGCGCGGCGATGCGCTTGTAGATCTTGCCGGCGAGCGACAGATCGCCCGCGAGCTCGGCGGCTTTCAGCTCGGCAAAGAGCGGCTCAGCTGCTTTCCGCGCGATCGCGCGCTCGGCGTCCATCTTCTCGGCGAGGGCAAGGAGCGCCTCGTGCTCTGGCCGGATCCCCATGTCGCGCTCGTTGACCACGACGAGCAACGTAGTCGCGTCGGCACCGTGAAGTCAACACGCAAACGCGTTGCCACGTAGGCAACGGGCAGATTACCTCGCGATGGCGGGGGCCGGCCTCATCGAAACGTGCGAGCGATTGCGGAAGGCGGCGACGAACCAAGGGGCCGCATAGGTGCCGACGGCGGGATCGGCGGGCACGAGCAGGTAGCCCACAAGGCGATAGACGTCTTCGAGGGGGGCGGGCAACCCCAGCTCATCGAGCACCGACGCCGAGAT